GTCCGAGTATAGATAGTAATAGTTTTTTCATAGTTAGCCTTTCGGTCTAACTATTTATACTATTCCTTTCAAAAAAGTCTTTCGTGTGCTTATAAAACAGCTCTTGGTGTTTTGCAATGCTCTCTGGCCCATGTATCCACTCTTGTACAAACCCGTCTTCACAGGCAGCCAAAATAACCGTTTGTTCTATCTTTTTGTTAGGATAGATTTCTTCAAACATTTTAGCATATGCTGAACATTGTAAGAAGTTACCATAGTTGTAATCTTTATCTCTTTGTTTTGTACTGGTCTTAAAATCAATTACAGATAGTTTGCCTTTATATTCAGCAATACAATCTACTTGACCTGCAACACTAATCTCTTTTGAGTATAGATATTCTTCTACACAATGTATGTTATCAAGTCTAGCAAGATAAGGTTTAATAATTCTAAACAGACCTAGTGGTGTCACAGCTGTGATACCCATAGACTTCTCATCTTGGTTTCTAATATGATTTTCTATTAGTGTGTGGGTTGCCTTACCTCTATTTATGGCAGAGGCAGATATGTAGTTGGCCATCTTCTCACCAACTGCATTACGCCAACCTTCAATCTTTACTTTTCTTTCGGGAATCGCACCTAGAATAGAAGTAACAGAAGGCATATTAACACCATCAATAGTATAATATCTTATACCATCTTGGTTCTTACCTTTCACACCTAAAGTTTTAGGTAGTTTTTCTTCATTCAGTTCTACATAATTAAACGCCATAATATACCTTCCGTTAAATATTATATAATCATTATATCATTATTTGTCAATATTGTCAAGCCCCTTGTAGGCCATCTTTAATCTATGAAAATCTGTACAATATTCTATGCCAAATGCTTTATATTCTTTTGTAAAATGAAATAGTTGCTCAATACTACGATAGACTTTCTCTATCTGATTAGCACCTGGTTGCTCATATTCTGCACATAATGGTAAATGTATTGTAGTTTTGTAACCTTTTAGTTGCCAAAATACTGCACTCATAGGTTTTGCATTTATAACACAACCACCTAGATTACACCCACCTATTATTACTTGGGTATTGTATTCTTTAATATCCCAATTCATGTGGTCTTCTACTTTTTCTATGATGTTTGATATTTGTTCTTCGCTTGAAGTATAGACTATATCATAGCCTGCACCATGTAACATTGCTAACAATTCAGAAAATTCATTATGCTCTGGTTTTGTATTTGTAACAAAGACAATATTATCTTTGTCAAGGTTTGAACATGTAGCAAATTTAAGTAATTCGGAATATCTTCTACCGTTTGTATATTGGTCACCCAATAAAGGATGACCAATAAAATCAATTAACATAACAATGGTGTATTTCATTATATACCTTTTTGACAATACAAATCAATTATCTTGTCTTGTTCTTTTTTTCTATCATCATTAAGACGTTCAACAGCTCAACTAGGGTCATACGGTTCGTATACCGTCTTACCATCATCATTTCTGTATGCTCTTAATACTTGTTTTCTGTTTTCTTCTTTGTTCTTATACGAACAATGAATCCATCCGCTATTAGGTTCTTCTGGTTTATGAAACTCTAAAATCAGCTGGTCAAAATCTAAAGTATCTATAATATACTTTGCTAAGTCAGCGTTAGCAATTCCAAAGATTTCAAAGTCCGCAGCCTGGCCTTTTGCGTGCTGGGACTTCATACTTGACCCAATCTTTACACACAATTCAGGACTACGATAACCACTTGATACAGATACTACTTTGCCATAATGATCTCTAACTTTTTGTAGAACATTATCACATAGTTTTTTTAAGTTATCCATATGATCTTCGCTTGGATTATTGCTAATACCATGTCTATCTGCTGTTTGTGAAGCAGTTAGTTCTTTAAGCGAAAAGTTTTTGCTTAGTTGCATTTAGTTTATCCTTTGCATTTAGTTTAATTTTCTTCAAGGTTCTTACATCAAACCATAATTTAGATGATCTGTCATTTCTTCTTTTTTCTTCAACTTCATTCACTGCTCTTTTCAGTTCTTTATGATGAGTTTTCACTTCTAACATATTACCCCCTTGTAAGTTTTAACAATTTGTCCATCTGAGCCTTGATAATTGGTCCTCTATTTGGCCAATGTATATAAGGTTCATTAGACTTTGAAAGATTATATAAAAAAGGTAACATAATCTTTTCAATCTCTTTAAATCTTGCTGTAGTATCAGCGTCCTGTATATCTTTGTTAACAGAGTCTTTCTCTGCTACAATCTGCATAACCTCATTCATAGCAGATTTTATATCAGATACGTCTGACTTAATTTTTGCTAGTTCTAGTGGATCAGCACTCGGCTGACTTGTTGTTTCTTCAGCTGGTTTTTTAGATACAGGAGTAAAACCAAAGTCAACGTCTGTATCAAACTCTCGCATAAAATCAGGTATGTCTGCCATAGTTATTCTCCTTGTTTATTTTGTGTTTTAATTACTTGATTTAATAATGTTGTATAAGGATTAAAGTTATAATCTTTTACCCCACAACCTGTTAGTAGTATTAGCGTTGGCAGGACTATAAGTCCTGCCCGCATTGTATTGTACAATGAGCGGATTGACTTATTAGACTCTGGTATACGACCGTTGTTGTTCAGTTGCTCGCTCTGTACCCATTTATTATTTATTTTTTGCACGTTGTCTAGCCATATGTTTTTTAACTACTTGTTCTGTTTTAATCTGTTTAACGCTTTTCTTACCATGTTCTCTGCCAAAGGCACTTTGTGGGTGTGCTTCTGCGATTTTTGATTGCACTTCTTTCCATCCTTGATCATGTCTATAACTCATACCACTAACACCTGCAACAATATTAACACTTGTAATCTGTTGTTTTACATGTTTGTTCTTTTTAAGATATGATTCCATTTCGCTTATTGACATCATGTCAGTAAACTCTTTACCAGTTTTGGTATTCTTAAATGTGTATAGGGGCATTTATTTTAAAGTTAGATGAAATAGTAATTGATTTGTTGCTAAAAGCATATCTTCTAATATACTTTCTAAATCCATTTGACCTTGCACTTTAGGGTTCTGTGCTATCTTATTAAGTCTAGCAACTTGTTTCTGCACTTCACCTTTTACTTGACTATTATCAGCATAGTTCATTATGCCAGGTCTTAATTCTGCACTAAACTTAATTCTAGTACCTGATTTACCTTGCCAAGTTTCTACAAACTCGTCATTTAGTTTATTAAATTTTTCATAATATTCACCTGTTGTTTCATGCTCAGAATATGACTCTGTTTGCCAATGATAACTTTGAATATCATTTAAAAAGTTCATGTTTAATTGTATAAAATCTGTTACGTTATTCATAGTTCTATTTAGTATTTGCTATTGTTACTATCCTCTCTATCAAACTGCCTAGACCATTCTGTCTTTGCATAGTTAAAAGTTCTTTAACGCCTAAAGGTAAAAAGTCTTCTATAGTTAAACTAGCAACTTCGTCTTTAGGACAACCATTGCATAAGTCAGTAACTAACTTTGCTGTACCTTTTGTTATAAATGCGTCAGCGTCAATCTTATATATCATTGTATTATCTTCTTTTGCACCACCAATCAACCATAGATTACTAGCACAACCTCTTATCTTATTATCATCTGTTTTAACTTCATCTGGTAATTGTTCTACGTCTTTGGCAATGTCTATTAAATATGCAAGTCTATCGTGCCCTTGCAACATTTTTAGGTCTTCGCCCTTTTGTTGTATTCTTTCTTTTATCATCCTTCTTACCAAATATTCTATTGTAATTATCTTTGTATAGTTGAGTAGGTATTCTACTCTTACCATCCCATTTACCTGGCATTTTCTTGTAACCCTTGTTTGAACCAATCAGGCATAACTGCACCATGTTTTTCCCATTTAGCAAATCTTACTTTTTCTAATATGTAATACTTACGATACGAACCTACAACATCGCCTGGTATCTTACAATGATCAGGCATTGCTGGTGTAGCGTCTGTAGCGACTACGTTCAATGGTGCATTTTTAGGTGGGTGTTTTAGTAGATCAGCAAGTTTAGTTATTGATACATGGTCTGTATCTTTTTGCCATCTTAATTTGTATTCTTCGTTTAGTGCTATGAAGTGATTAAATAACCAGTTGTAATTATATGCTGACTTGATTACCCATTGTGTACTAGGGTGACCTAACCAACCTGCTTTGTAAACTATTGCTTCTTCGTTAGGGTTATCTAGTCGCCATCTTTTAATCTTACGACCATTCTTTGTAGTATCAATATATTCTGTGCCGTCAAGTACTCTTTTAGCAGTACATAACATCTGAGCAGACTCTAGTATCATTTTAATAATATGTTTATCACACATCATCTTAGCCGCTGTCTTCGGGTCTTTGTCAACATAAAATATATTCATTAGTGTATTACCTTTCTCATTACATAGTTTAACATATCATATTCTTTTGCCAAGTCAATTAGTTTATGGTACCACATTGCTTTAAAGTCATTGTTATTTGATTTAGCACATGCACTAGCAAGGTTGTTTAATCTCTTAACTTTGGTTGAGAATCTAATAGGTCTATCAAATTTAGTAGTCATAGTATTATTATATATCATTTTGACAATAAAGTCAAGCACTAATTTTTATCGCTATTCCAGTCATATATTTGATTTAATTTAAGTTTAATTTCGTCTGGATTGTCACCTAACTCTTTTGTTAAATCTTTGTATATTTTGAGTCGTTTGTTACGATTCTCTAATACTTCTATTCTTTTTAATGCTCTCTCCATAGTATCTGTTTTCTTTTCATCTCTCTTATCACGCCATTGATTTAGTGATATATTAGCAGCGATCAATAGTAATACTGCAAGTGGGTCAAAAACAAATATAAGTATTAATATAATAATACGAACGGCACTATCAAAATGATCATTAGCATTATCACCATAAATCAACTCGGCAACGTACTTTAATGGACCCACATCCGCTTCTAATTTTAATTGTTCTATATTTATTGACGATTTGGAATTGTTCAAGTTCGTTATTTTTTCCATTGCTTCGTCTATTGATTTATTCAACAGGTCTCGTTCTTCTTTTTGTTTCTTTCGCTCTTTTAGTCCCCTAGTAACAAATTCCTTGTCAATATAAACGTCAAGTGCTTTATCTAATTGAGCAAGTGTTCTTTCTGCTCGTTCTATAATCTTCTCTTCCTGTCTAATCTTTTTATCTATTAGTTCTATTTGTTCAGTATTACCTGCTGTAGGTTTAACTTGATCTAGGTGTGCCTTTGATAAGAAACCAAAGATACCTATTGATGTTATGAATATTAAAACTATAATTGATGTAAATAGATATGCCTTTAATGATTTAGGTATGTTTGAGCGCCAGTTATGATACAACCATGAGGCAGCAACTAACTTACCTACTTCTAATGCTGAACCCATTGCAATAATAGGTACATATGCACCAGCAAACAATGTCGCTAAACCAAGTATAGAATACCCAGCAGCAATTAACGATATGCTGATTGCACTTATAAAAGTTATTAATGTTAAGAACATGTATTATTTATTAGACCAATAAGTCTTTTTGTACCAGTTATAATATGCTTTATCTGTAAAGATTTCTGCGATTTCTTCGGCAGGTACTTGATCACTCCTAATACATTCTGCAAGTGATTGATATTCCCACGTGTCAACTTTACGTGTAACCTTTTTACCTCTAGCACCCTCTGCTAAAGTTCTTACGTTTCTTTTGTGATTTTCTGAATTAGCATAACTCACTGGCAATCATCTCCGTATTTTACACCAGGCATATACTTATACAAGTCTGCTAATGGACCTTTTTCTTTGTATTTCTTTTTACGTTCTACCTTTTCATTATAGTTAACAACTAAAAAGGCAATGAAAAAACCTATAAAAGTTATTGTCATACCTAAAAAGAATAAACCTACTCCGTACTCTGCTGTCATTTTTTCTCCTCTAGTTTTCTGATTTTAAATATCATTCTAGCAACTCTAGCGTCATAATCTTTTGTTGTAGAAAACTTATCAAGTTTTTTAATCAATAACAATGAGTCTAGCATTTGATTCTTATCAAGCATTTTTTGTCTTAATACTCTAAACTCTTTGTAAGCATTATGATTGTTTAATAGATCAATATAATAGTTTACACTATCACATTTACTAGCAAATACTTTTACACCCCAACCAGGCCACTTTGTAACACCTTGTGGTAATAGATGTGGTGAGTCTTTACTCCATGTTCTAATCCCAAATAAATTATTACCTTCTACTGCAAACCTTGATTGACCCCAAGCAGACTCTAACGCTGCCTGACCTATAATCATCTCATAAGGTACTCTTTTATCTTTAGGTAATGTAAAATTTATGAAGTTTATACATTTGTGCATAGCACGTACAAATTGTATATCATTGTTATATGTAAATTCAGGTTCTTGTAAATCCATTGCCTTAATCTCATTCATATAAAATATATCTAATTCTTCATTGACTTTTGCAATAGCAGACTCATTAGGTTTATGTGTACCGTACAAGTATGAAACAACGCATAAAGTCAATACTGCAAAGAATACCTTTGTATAAAACCAAGCCAGATTTGCTAGTCTATGCCAATTAAATTTTGCCATCTTTAACCACCTTTTTTAAGTCTTTGATTGTTTTAGTTTTAGGCATTGTAACTGTATACCATTTATATCTTACCTTGTGTTCACTACTAGGACCAAATGATGGCACGTCATATTCTCTATTAAACACAAGTAAATCTTTTAAATAAAGATTGACTAAATCATCTAAAATATTCTCTTGGTGGTTTTTAGGTACGGTAGGTGTTTTAAAATAACCTTTACCTTTTATCAGTTCGTTTAATATCTCTTTATGTTTCTTCAATAGTTTCATTATATACCTCTCTTTACATAATATTCATAACCATGTTCTTCAAATTTCTTTTGTGTAAAAACAAGGTTGTCGTTATCCAAATGACTTCTATATCCTTTGAAAATCTTTTTACTAGTTCTACCAGGAAAGTTACACAATATATCTTTTTGTAAATGTCCTGTATAATATAGTTCCCACTCTTTTACGTTATTGTTAAGTACCTTGTCAATAATGACAATACCTTTTTTGATTTGTTTCTGTAGCCACTCATCAATGTGGTTCTTCTCACCGTCTTTCATAATATACTCTTTCTTATAATTGTAAACCCACGTAGTTTACTTTTGGACTAAACGACCAAAACACGTCATTGTGATTGCCCGAGTCTCCCAGGTTTTGCATTTGGTACAAGTGTACCATTTCATGTACTAAAGTGTCCATAAAATCTCTTTTATCAGGATATGTAGGTAACATCTCTAACTTGTATAATCTAGTACCTTTTCTTTTCCATTCAAAGGTTACTACTTGTCCTACACACTTCTCTCTTTGTAAATCTTTTATTTGAATTTGTCCGAACGGACTTAACTTGCTATCAAAAATAACATTGTTTAGAATTTTGAAATACTTTTTAATATCTTTATAGGTAGTCTTATATTGACGCTTAGAAGAAAACTCCTTTTTAAGAGCCTTTTTCAACTTCATTGCCTTCATTTTTCTAGTTGTTATTTTCGCCATTTAAAATTGCCTCTTTGTATTTTTCGTCAAGTTTTAATCTTAAATCAGCGGCAACACCATCAATAATTTGTGGTAAGTATGCCTGTAATATAATTACTGAATCTATCATAAATTTGTGGGCAAGTTTTTCAAGTTCTTGCTCCATAATGTATGATGTATCAATATCTGTGCCTTTAATAGTTTCTGAAATAACATGACCAATTACAGCCTTGTTATAGTCATCTGCCTTGGCAACGTTAAAGATAGACCAAGACCAAGTATAGACAAATAATAAAAATAAAATTAAGAAAGATTTACGCATTGGCATGTGCCTCGTAAATTACTTCATCAACTGTATTCTCATCAATACCTAACATTGCAATATTATCAACATCCATAATTTGATCTCTAGCGTCTGTTCTAGTAATCTCACCAGATGTTAATTTAGCAATGATGTTATCAACTTTAGTTTCAGTAGTATCTTCAATCCATTGTTTTGTTTTTGACATTATATATTCTCCTTTGTTGTTTTCATATGATAATAATATCAGAAATCAACAAAGAAATCAAGCAAAAAATGGACAAATAATGTAGATAAATCAATAGGTTTATAGGGTGTGACATTCTGTCATGCACCCTATAGTTGAATATTATAGAATCACTTAATAATATTTATGTTTTAGGACGTTTTGTAATCTGAATTCCAACCAAATGCTTCTTTTACCACAGCGTCTGTTAGACCTTTGTACTTTTTATTAAGTGCTTTGTCTTTTACTGCGACCATAAGAGCAGCGTCATCTTTATGTAGGCCTTCAAGTAACTGAATAAACATCATTTCTTTTTTAGTTTTAGGTAGTTTACTGTCAGCGCCTTCTACAAAGTGCCATAGTCTTCTAGCTTCTTGGAATAAAGTAGTATGTTCAGTACCTGCTGGTGCGTCATTCTCTTTGTATGGTGGTATACCTTCAGGTAATGCCCATTTAATTTTAGGATCAAATGCACCTTTTATAATTTGTCTTAAAGGTATAGAGTCATTCTTCTTTAAAACAGCAATCTTTGCTGGTTTATCTTTTGCGTTATTTACTTTTGTTAGAATTTCATGTAGTAATGGAGCAGATGAACCTGCTGTATCCATACCATGTAATTGTGATGTTGTCATTGGCATAATGCCCTCCTCATGTTGTTATGTAAAGGGGTAAGTCTCCCTACCCCTATACAGATATTTATACTTAATGAGAATTAAGCATTTTTATATGCGAACGGAGTCCCATATAATTTTTTAATACCAGCAGCGATAATCGCTTTTGTAGGAACACCCATTCTGTAAGATGTACCTTTAGCAGTTTTGTTAACATAGATCATGTTACCTTCTGCTCTCAAAGTATCAACAAGTGCTCTTGGCGATACTAAATCGAATCTGCTTCTTAATGCTTTCCAAGTCACAGATTGACCTTTTGATAAAAGATTTAGAACCTTTTGTCTTTTAGACAAAGTTTTTCTGCCTCTAGTTTCAGTTTTTTTTGATTTTGATACAACTCTTAATGAGTCATTTGTAAATAATGATTTAAACATTTATTCACTCCTTTTCTATTATATATTGGCATGATTTAGAATTACTAACTTTGCCAGTATTAGTAATTATCCCAAAGTGCTTTATGGAATTCTTAAAATTTGTTATAGTCAATTGTAATAGCATAAACATCTTTACCTTCACCCTTTGTTGTTACTGATTTATCTACACGCTCTTGTAAAGGGTGTTTTATATGTACATGTCTTAACAACATAGAGTTAATCGCCTCTAGTGTTAGTTTATAGTCACTTAAAAACGTTTTGTCTGTTATACTAATATTCTCATCTCTTAATATCAATAGCATTGACTCTGTTAACTGTTCAGATATTGCCTGTACATAAACCTTGTTATGTTGCAATCTCATCATCTCCTGTCGTTTAGCGTCTAATTCTTGTGCCTTTTGATTAGGTCTTTTCATAGGAATTTTAGGAAACAATATTATGTTATCTGGTTTCTTTTCTTTTGTCATCATCTCTTTAATGGTTTCATTATGCCTTCAGGCCAAAATACTTCATCATGTATATTTTTAATTGCAATAGAATTAGCAATTGTAATACTTAATAATATTAACAATATAATAGCATTCAACTTTGACATTACTTAACACTCCTTTTTAGATCATCTCTATTATTTACAAAGACTCTAATCAATCTGGATACTTCAACAGATTCCTCTTTTAATGTTTTTGGATTGATAAAGATAACTCTACTATTATTTACTTTTAATTGTTCAAATTCCTTATCACTTACAATAACAGCGTCATCTGTATGTTTACGCCAATCGTGTGAAGAATAATCTGATAATGCCATTATATTTTCTCACCCTTAAAGTTTACTAAACCTTTATCGGCAAAGTATTCAACTAATTCATTGTACCCACCGATATGTTTATCATCAATTAATATTTGTGGCATAGTTCTTACTTGTTTACCTACGGCCTCAAATAACTCGTCTGGTGTTTTAAAGTCTTTACCAAACATCTTTTCTGTGTATTCAAAGCCCAAACTCTTAACCAAGTGTTTTGATTTTGTACAATATGTACAATTGGGCTTTGAGTATATTTCTATTTTACTGCTCATTAGCAATAACCTCTACTTCATCATAGGCCTTATCAGCCATTTCTTTTAGTTTGAAAGCGTCAACAACAGTTTCAATAGAGTAGTTATACATCTTATTGTATTCACCCATAGGTAGTCTTAAACCTATCCAAGAACGATAGTATCCGTTCTTTGTAAGCGTTACTTCCTGAGCAAACACTTCATAACCTCTTACAGGTGTTTGTTTAATTATATTTACCAATGTAGTTTCAACATCTGTAACTACGGTCTTATTAGTATTCTTACCTAATTCAGTAGTAAATATTTTCGCTTTCTTATTCATCTCACCTTTTACTTTATCAGCAAGTTCAGCCTTTGCAATCATCATACCTTTTTCAATTGCAAGTTCTAAATCTGGTGAAACACTCGTACCGACACCAAAGATACAAACTTTATCTTTGCCTTTGCCGAACGTTTTAGTACCACATTCTTTCTTCTCGTTATAATCTTTCATATACCAAGATGGTACTTTAAGGACTTGTTTATCCTTTTCTTGTTTGATTTTATAAGTGCTACTAGAACAATTTGCAAGTAACAGACCTATAGAACCGATCATTATATATTTGAGTATCTTACTCATTCACCTTCTCCTTCATATTATTAAACACATTATATACTATTTCTTTTGTTTTGTCAACAGCCTGTGTTTTCTCAACTGTTGATGTAAATGGATCCCATGCAAAAGCAAGGATAACCCACAAAATCGTTAAGGTTATTATACCTCTTATCATTTTCGTACCTCCCAATTACCGTCTTTATCAAGGCAAACTTTGCCAGGTTTATGATAGGCATGTTTCGGCCTTTCATAATATCTGCAATAGGCAGGTGTAAACATATCTCTATAATAGAATTGAGCAAACAACTCCCAATAACTAGGGCCATCGTATGCCTTTCGGCCATCTGCACATTCTACTACTTCCTGTTTAACAATATCGCCATTGTCTAATTGCTTAATTTCTACTTTAATGAAACAATATTGATCTTTGATAGGTTGTATTTTATCATATTCAACTTTTGTACCATTGTTTTCTAATGCCTCTAGTTTCTTTATTGTGTTTTCAAAACTATCTTCAGCATAACTTGATTTTACTACAAACAATAATGCCATAACAAACATTATTAGTAATATATGATTGCCTAGATTCCAGGCACTCTCACCCACCGTGTGTGGATTTTTAGGGTCTATAAATTTTTTCATTGTGTTAACATCCATCTACCGTCAGGCATTTTACACGCCTCATGCCATTGCATTTGTCTATACGGATTACCATATAGTATAGTATCAAAGAATCTAGTGTTATCTAAATTCTGATCGTGTGTAGTTTCAATCATTGTACATTTAATAGGTCCCTTTAAATAAAAACCTGTAGTTTTAATAATACCATTACTTTGTGTTTTAGGGTTTTGCCAAGTAGTAAACCCTGGACTATTAGGAGCATTGTCTAAATGATCTATAAATGCTCTTGTCATTAACTGATCGTCTGTTTCGGAGTTCATTATATCTGCACCCTTAAAAGAACCTGCAACTGCACAAGTAGCAACGACAGCAGGATTATCTGATAAGTATTGCCAACATGCTGTACCAGCAACAGCCGCTGTAGTGGACGCACCAATATAGGACTGTTTACTAGCACAATTGCATAGGAACAACAAACAACTAATTAAAAGTAACTTCTTTAACACCTTCAATCTCTTTCTCTTTTTTCTTTTTTTCTTCTTCTCTTTCTTTTTGTTTTTCGGTCATTTCATCAATCATCTTTTTATGTTCGTATTCTTTCAACGTCATACCGAAAACAACTTTGTAAAAATGATCAACTGGTACAGGTGATTGATAGGCAAGTATGAGTCTATCAAAATTAATATCTAAATTTCTGTACATTTTAGGATTTGTTTTTTTAGTATCGGCATGTGATCTCAATACAGCAATTCTGTTTGTAAACACATTCTCGTACGGAGGTTTAGTTGTTGATTTTGCAATGTCTTTTTGTTTTGCAATCTTAAATTCTTCAAATATAGTTTCTTTAGTTATCATAATATAGTCCTTTTGTTAGTTTATTCATTAATTCTATCATAAAATAGTCTATTTGTCAAGCGTTAAAAACCCTTATAAATCATAGGGTTTTGTGTCATTTGCCACTATTTTACACGTGGATT